TGCCAAAAATACCTTAACCCCAATCATATTAAGGGAACTGAGCATATTGTTGAATTCAGTAGCAACAGAATAAAAAGAATCAGTATTAGAATACTGACTAGACACATCTAGAATACTAGTGATTTCCTCAACTTCATCTATACACTCTTGTAAAAGCATACATCCCATAGAATGCATGGTGAAATACTCACTATCTTTAAGTGGATCTGCAAAAACAGGAGTAGTTAATGCTGCAGATGCCAGTAAACTTGCAATAATTTTTTTCATCTAAATTGTCCTAAACCAGTTCCGGATTGCCAACCTTCCTGAAAATTTTCAGAACCACTTCCAAATTGTGGAGTGGGATTAAGTTGAGTTGTTGTTTTACCACTACTTGTAGCAATATTATATATTACCTCATGAATATCTTTTGGTTCTACCGTATCATCTTCAGGTAACAATTGACCATCAGATACTGCATGATCAAATGCTTCCTTTAGAGTCATTTGAGGATCGGACAAAACTGCCGGACCAAACCAAGCATCATCTTTCAAATACTTAGGAGCAGGAATAGTTTTATGAAGTAACTTTTTAATAGATTTTAAAATCATACTAATACCATTTTTTTGGTGTAATTATATGCATAAAGTTCTCTACTACCTTTGATCCCCCAACCCAACCAAACATATGCGGGTCTCATATAATAAGATATTGTCTGCCCTCCACCTTCAAATTGTGGAAGAACACGTCGGAAGATAGGTTCATTAATCATCCAACGAACTTGTCCATCAAGAGAAGATGGATTGCAGTTATACTTGGCACAAAAGTTTCCAAGACCTTTATAACGTCCAATAGAAGTCCACTGAATTAAACCAAACCCACCTCTCTTACATTCGAGGTAAGAAACACGAGCACCACCTTCACAGATGTTAGCAATGAACTTTGATTCTTGCCGAATGTTTCCCATGATTGTAGCAAGCGCATTACGATCAGAAATGTTTGTGCGATCTTGTAGTGCTGCTAGAACAATTTGTTCATTGGGAGTACAACTAGGACACTTCCAAGTCTCCTTCTCTATAATAATTTCTTCTACAGGTTCTGGTTCTAATTTTGCTTTGATTTGTTCAGGTTCTGATGGGGAAGGGATTGCAACTACACTTGCAAGAACTCCAATTCCAAAAAGTGCTTTAATCATCGTCTCCAAGATATTCGAGTGAGTAAATTTCATGATCCTCAAGATTAGGGTCTAACCATTCGGCAAACTCTGACTGGATCGCATGAGCATCTTCTACAGATCTTAGCACATCATCGGTCTTTAAGTCACAGAGGATGTGCATTCTGTCAACTGCCCAGTCATGAGTCACCTGTAGAGTCTTTTCCAAAGTTTCCATAATCTTTCCGCATGTAACGGCCGAGAATGTTGCTATTGTAGTATGCCGGTGCTCCATTGTCAAGTGCCTCTGATAGCACATTATTTAGAAACAACTGCTTGGTCTCCTCAAAGTTACAATCTCCCTTCTTCTCATGAAGACTTATTATTTCTCTACTGAAGAACTCTTTGCCGTACTTTTTTATATCTTCCTTCAACTCAGGACAAGAACCATAATACTTCTTCCAATCAGATTCTTGTTTTACTTTTCTCTTTTTTCCTGGTGGGGTTCTGAACGACCAAAAATACTTTCGCCCAATGTATTGTCGTTTGTTGGACTTATTGGTAATACAGTAAACAAAGCCAAAGTAGTTCCCAATAGCAGCAGACTCAAAAGGTTCATCATCGTATATCCAAGAATTTTCATAACTCATGATATAGTATCTTATGAGCTATTATTTATCTTTAACGGGGACAAACCTAGTCTACATAAAAAAAGAGGACCTGTCAAGTCCTCCTTAAAGTATTATGTTAAATGTGCTAAAATCAAACGTCTAATCCGACTGCTCTCATTTGAGCCTTCATTGCTTCTGCTTTCTTAGGATCCATTTGACTCAATCTACTACGAACTCTTCTCTCTGCACTTTGTCCTTTGGTCTCAGACTTTCTTGAGTCCCTCTCATACTTTTCAGGATTATTACGTGCCTCTTGAGATTCTAAAAGACCTTCGATTTCCTTTTCAGTAAAGAGACCGGTTGATTCAAGTTCTTCTTTTTTTAATACTGCTTTACGTCCAGCAGGGTCTTTCATCGCAATCCGACGTTGCATCTGCTTATTGGTTTCTTTCTCGTTGCCTTGACGAGCAGCAACAACTTCTTTAGCATAAGCTTTATTAGACTGACGTTCCATCTTCTCTTTAGGAAGTGGTTTCATACCCTCTTCAATTTCTTCTTCACTTTGATGATCACAAACTTGACTATAAAGTTCTTTGATTGTTGCCAGTTCTTTATTGTAACTCATGTCCTCTTTCCTTGCTCTATCTGTAAGAGAATCGGCACCTGCCTTGACTGCACCAGCAGCAGCAGAAACACCCTTGCTAATGCCTCTAACGACCTTCTTAAGTCCTCTCTTCAGAAGACCATCCTTCCTCTTCTTAGGTGCCGCAGAAGATGATCCACCACCACTAGAAGAACTAGAAGATGGTCCAGTTCCTGATGTTGAAGGAGTATCACTATCAGAAGAACTACTTGAGGTAGATGGAGAACTGGATTGGGTTGATTTATATCCTTTCTTGGCAGCACTACCTATATCTTTTACCAAATTCTTAGCACTACCTGCTGCTTTACCGGCAACTTCAGCACTCTTAACCGCAACCTTACCTGCTGCTTTCAATCCAGATTTTGCTGCCTGACCTACTTTCTTGACTACACCTTTAATTTGTGAAAGTTTTGATGCTTTCTTTTCGGGAGAAGCACTTCCAACTTTTTCTTTGGATACTTTGAGTTTTGCTCTAGCAGCTGCTCCGGCATCTTTGCCTGCTTTCTGACCTTCTCCAGATGCTGCAGAGGTTTTATCCCTCATTCTCATTGCAGCAACCTGTGCTGGATTTGTAACCTCAGTAAGAATTTCTAACTCAGTATCAACCGACTCACAAATCGTTTGCTCTACAATATCGATATCCAGTCCTTCTTCCAAGCACTCTTCAAAGAATTCTGTTACTTGCTCTTCAATATATTCATCCGTAAGATCATCAAGATCTTCATCAGTAAATTCATCTAAAATACTTTCAGCAACATCAGAAGAATAAACATCCTGATATAAACTTCGAATTACTCCGTACTCAGACTGCGATAAAGCTTTCATTTTAATTCTAAATTACCCTTTATAAGGATATTTATAAAAAAGGACCCCCCTTAGGAGTCCTCTTGATCTAAATCTTCAAATGCTTTATACCA